ATTACTTAGAGTACCACATTTAATTATAGCTTTTATATTATTGGTTGTATTTTGTATAGTAAAAGTATTGTTATATACTATTTACTATGTGCTAGAATATCCTTTAGACAAAATACTAAAAGGGATAGAATCAATATTGAAATATATAATCTTAAAACTATAATTATGAAAAATGATGAAACGCTTCGCTTAAGAATACCTAAAGAAGCAAAAGAATTAATCAGAACAAAAGCACAGGAAGATAATGTTTCTATCTCTGCATTTGTTAGGAATAAAATATTTAGAACCTATGTCGAAGTCAATAAATAAATTATAATATGGGAGAAATAAAAAAACTATTAGAAGAAGAAGAAATACTTGGTGAAGAAGCTAGGGTAAAGATTCAATGGGAAGAAGAAGAAATGAATATTACTATAAATAATGGTATTAAATTAGGAGATCCAAAAAAGATTACTGAAAATAAACAATGGGATTCAGACTGGTTAGAAAAATTATATCCACATAGATTTAAAAAAAAATGAGAAACGTAATTACAAATCATATCTTTGAACACTACAGAAAGAAAAAAAAGAAAATAGAAAAAGCTACTACTTTCTTAAGAAAAAATAATTATGTAGTTTACGAAAAGAATAATAGAAAAATTTACTTAAATCAGAAAAAATAGATGATAGTTACTTTAGATGGAGAACTTTGGAGAGAGGAAGAGCTGGAAACGAATATGTATGATGATGACTTTTACTATGGTTATATGGGTAAAAATTCTCTCTCCTCTTCATCTATAAAAGTATTATCAAATAGACCATACGACTACTATAAGTATGTGAATTCAACAGGTGTTAGTGATACTAAATTTGATTTTGGTAGTTTATTTCACTGGTATGTATTAGAACCTGATGTATTTGAAAAGCAAGTATTTGTAGATGTAACTAGAAGATCAGGTAAAGTTTGGCAAGAAGCAGAAGATAAATACGGTAAAGTATATTTAAGTTCAGATCGTCATAAAGTAAAACGACTGGCAGAAAGATTTATTTCTTGTGGCAAAGTAGAACATATTTTAGAACATAGTGAAAAAGAAGTACCAACAGTTGGTATGATAAATGGTTATTGTTTTAGAGCTAAAGCTGATATTCTTGGTGATGGTTATATAGTAGACTTGAAAACCTGTAGGAATTTAAAAGGTTTTAAATGGGATGCTAGAGATTATGGATATGCAGCTCAAGTATATATCTATACTGAATTGTTTAACATAGATTATACAAACTGGACATTTATAGCAGTAGATAGAAATACTGGTGATTTTGGTTTCTACACTATAAGTGAAGAGTTTTATTTAAGTGGTAAACAAATTGTAATGGATGGCATAGAAAACTATAAGTTAATTGAGAAAGGTCAAACAGAATTTGAACCCACATATATAGAAGAAGTATTATGATAGAATCTTTAACAGTAAGTCGAAAAGAATGTTACGATGATATAATTATGTCATTGATACAAGGTTTACTTGTGAAAGATGATATCAATGTAATAATACAACACTATGAAGATTTAGAACAATATGAATGTTGTCAAGGTATACTTGATGCATATAATGATTATAGAAAAACAAGGAAATGAATTATAGAAAACTTTATGAAAGTTATTCAGGTAAACCTATACCTAAAGATTATGATGTACACCATATAGATGCAAATAGAGAAAATAATGAAGAAAATAATTTAATAGCATTACCAAAAGATTTTCATTCTGCATTACACAATTATGTGGGTTTATTGCCAAAAGAATCAATAGTGAAACTTTTAAATATGTATAACAACAAAAATAAAAATTTATCACAATCTGCAATTGGTTATTGGATTAATAATAATTTAGATAATGTTGGTGTAGATTATATTACTAAGAAAAAATGCAAAACATATTTACAAAACTTAAAATTGAGTAAATACAATTACTACCACAAAGAAAATGATTTAGAAAATTACTACTATTAAAATGAAACATAGAATAATTAGAAATAAAGTAGAAGAAGAATTAAATATAGATTTAGAAAACATATGTAGAAGAAGAGAATATGTTTATGCTAGAGCTTTGTATTTTGGTTTGTGTAAAGAACTAACAAAAGATAGTTTAGATTTTATTGGTAGTACACTAGATAAAAACCACGCAACAGTTTTACACAACATAAATAATATATTTAATAATTTTATGATATATGGTGAAAAGAAATATTTAAAAGCATACCATAAAATAAAAAGTGAATGTTCACAAATGAAAGATAATACTTGGTGGACAAACAAAAAGTATTACGTTGAAGATCTGATAAGAGAAAACGTAAGAATGAAAAGGGAATTAGAAAAACAAAATTAATATGGGAACAATGTTTTATTTAGTAGGTGCTATACTTATAGCATTTATTTATATTATTGAGGTATGTCAGAAATAAAAAAACAAGATGGGAGAAAAAACAATGGTGCTGTAAAAGGTGTCAGCAGAGGACAAGGTAGACCTAGAAAGATTATCACAGATAATATGACTGGTCTAATTGACTTTGCCATTAGAAAGAACTTTGGTAGTGCAGAGAAAATGTGGATGCATATTGCCAAAGAAGCTAAAGCTGGTAATCCTAAGATGTGGGATTATCTTATGAATTATAGATATGGTAAACCAAAAGAAATGCAACAGATAGATGTTAATACAAAAGTTAATATTCCTGTCATAGATTTTGCTAGACCTAAAACAATAGATGTAACACCTGAAAATGAAAGAATCGACTCTCATACAAATGAAAAAAAAGATTGAGGACTTAGAGAAAAAAGTTCACCTTCTTTATCACTTACCAATAATTAAAAAAGACATCAACAATCTTATAAAAGAGAATGCAAAAGCTGAATCTAAACCCAAAGTATCAAAGTCTGTTTCAGACAAAGGATAGATACGTTGTAATTACTGGTGGTAGAGGATCAGGTAAATCATTCGCAGTAACGGTATTTTTAGCACTTCTAACGTACGAAAAAGATAATAGGATACTATTTACTAGGTACACGATGACTTCGGCTTCTATGTCGATTATTCCTGAGTTTGTAGAAAAACTGAATTTAATGGGTGTAATAGAAAACTTTGAGGTAACTAAGTATGAAATTAAAAATAAGGTTACTGGTTCTTCTATATATTTTAGTGGCATAAAAACTGCAAGTGGAGATCAGACTGCTAAACTTAAATCTATTAGTGGAGTAAATACTTTTGTGCTTGATGAAGCAGAAGAGCTTATGGAAGAAGATAACTTTGATAAGATAGATTATAGTATCAGATCTAAAGTATCTGCAAATAGGGTTTTACTCATACTAAACCCAACCACAAAAGAACATTGGGTGTACCAGAGATTCTTTCAGAACAGAGGTATTGCTGACGGATTCAATGGATCTAAAAATGGTGTAAGTTATATTCATACTACGTACTTAGATAACGAGGAACATTTATCGGAATCATTTGTTAACCAGGTTAAAGAAATGAAAGCTAGAAGACCACAGAAATATGAACATCAGATTATGGGTGGTTGGTTACAGAAAGCTGAAGGTGTTGTGTTTGAAGATTGGCAGATTGGACAATTCAATAGGGAGATACCTATAAGTTGTTTTGGACTGGATATTGGATTCGCTAGAGATGAATCTGTTCTGACCGAAGTTGCAGTAGACAAACCTAGAAAAATTATTTGGGTTAAGGAACACTTTTATAGAAAAGGGTTAGTTACTTCAAATATATATGACTTATGTTTAAGATATGCAGGAAAGAGACTTATTGTTGTAGACTCCAGCGAACCTCGACTAATTGCCGAGCTGAATTCAAGAGGGCTGAATTGCACTGCCACTGTGAAGAAGAAGGGCAGTATTGTAACAGGGATTGCTTTGATGCAAGATTACAACATCAATCTAGATGGAGAAAACCTTGTCAAAGAATTCAACAACTATGTATGGGATATCAGAGGTGTGAAGCCGAGAGATGCTTACAATCACGGTGTCGATGCGATGAGGTATGCTGTTGAGTATTTACTTCTGCGTACCAATCCAAAAGGTACTTATGTTATTCGGTGAATTCAATACCTGTGAATTTAATAGTATGAATTCAATAGGCTAAATTTTGTATATATGAATTTAATACCTATATTAGCATCTACTTCAATTATGTTATTTCATAATTTGATTTGGTTATTATAATTAGTTAACAAGAAACCCTTTGATACTTTCAGAGGGTTTTTTAATTTCTGCAAATATATATAAAAAATAATTTAAATAGAATTTGTCAGTTGCAAAATAATTATTAGATTTGTACTATTAACTAATTAAAATATAAAATTATGAATAATAAATTATACACAGAGCTTCAAGCTTATCTTAACAAATTAAGTACAAATATTTTTGATTGTGGTGGTTTTGGCAACTTACCACGCAATAACAGAGAATGGATCAGAAATAAAGTTGTAAGTGAAATTGATAAAATGTTAGGACTATGAATCATATGGAATCAGATGGATGGTGGTTAAGTGAATATTACAAATACGATGATATAACTTTTGTATCAACTTGTTGTGATGCACATCCAACATACGAAGATGTAGAAATAGATTACAATAAAGTTGCATTTGGATATTGTTCAAAGTGTAATGAGTGGTCAGACTTTTACGATGAAAACGAATAACTAATTAAAATAAATAACTATGAATTTAAATAACGAACACGAGATAGACCAAGATTTAATCAAAAAGTCATTAGAAGGTATAATTGATTTACTGAAAAATGAAAAGAAAGATAAACAGAAGGTAAAGGGAATTATATACAGATGTAAACATAACTTAAAGCTTTTAGATAAAGTAAAGATTAATGATTTGCAATATGACTTAAAAAAAACAAAGAGATCTCTAGAATGGTCTAATTTCTATAGACAATATATTGAGGAAAGATTTGCAGAGCTTCATAACAAAGCTTGTGATTATGCAGATGAAAATCAGCTTCCTGAAGGAATTACAATCGGAAGTGAGATTGTACAAATAAAAGGCAAGAAATATGCTTTACCTAAAATAATACAAAATGATGAAACAAGATAAATTTATATGGCTACGATTCAAAGCTAAGGATCTGAGTAAACTTAAGAAGGATTCAAAAGTTCGAAAGGTAGTTGAAGAAATGAACGGAAACATATTCAAAGTTAAAGTGTGAATGTGAATTTAATAGGGGTGTGAATTTAATACCCCTATGAATTTAATACCCCCCTTTGTGAATTC